TGTTGTCCATGATTGGGAACAGAGGTGTAGCTAGTCGCATGAAGAAGGACGCTTTGCAGTTGATGGTGTCCCCGGGAATTATATCCATTGTCAGGATGGGGACGAGGTAGTCAGCGTCCATTGTGGTTTTGAGTCCGTGAGACAGGTTGAAGGATGAGCGCGGAATATCCGCGCGAGGGACGTTAGAGAATTGGTGTTGTGATCGTAGCCGAGTCATGGTTGAGTTTCCTCGCCGTTTCCGGCTGGTAGATTTTTCTCGAATAGTTCGAGGTTGTCAGTGTTGACGTTTTGCGTTGCAGCTACGCGCTCGAGCGCGTTGCAGAGTGAGGTGTTTTCCTCGTTAGTGAATTTTCCAGTTGCGTCGTCGAAGATGCCGACGCGAAAGAGTGTGTAGTCTTGAGGATGTTTTCCTATTGGGTGTTCCGCATCAGTAGCGATGTCTGAGAATGACCGGATAGCTTCCGGGTCTGATTGTGTGAAGAAGGGCCTCGAGTAAAGGCCCGATGCGGAGTCGTAGATTGAATAGATGTTGAGTTTCATTTTAGAGTTCCCTTTGTCGTTGTGAAGCGCGCGCGCGCGCGCATTTGTATTTTGTCATTAAGCGTTCGGGAGTGAATTCCTCCCGGTGAGCATTGAAGAAGGTTTGTCTGAGTTCCTTGATTTTTTCAAGGTTGGCAGGGTTCTGTTCGGCCATGATATTTTGATAGTAGCGGGGTATTTTGTGGAACACTCCGCGCCCTGGTACAGGGCATTCATCATAGGCGAAGTCGGTTTTATATTTTTCATAGAAGTCTGCGCCGATGCCCGGCTTGAGAGACATTGTTGTGTAAGGTGGTTTGACCCAGTACGCAACGCCGTATTCGTCGTTGCGCAGATAGGTGTCGAGAGCTTTTTGTCCGGTGATTTTTTTGAGTATGTAGCCAGCCGTGTAGCTGGCAGTTTCGAAGTTAAGTTCGCCGATGGTGCAGAAACCATACGGCCAGAGATTTTGTAGAGTAGGGCTTTCATAGGTAGTAATGCCCTGGTCTTGTTGATAGACGATGGTGTCGTCAAATGTGCAATTGAAGATGCAGGCGTGGTAGTGAGGGCGGAGAGATTCGTCGCCATATTCGCCACAGTGAAAGTAGCGAATTTTTTGAGGGAAGTGCTTACGAAGTTTTCGGATGAAGTCTCGAAAGTGGTGATAGTTGAGAGAGTAGTTCTCGGGAACGTAGTGTCCGGCTGCGTATTGTTTGTCCGTACATTCGGATTTTGATCGGTAAGTGAGAGTGAGGAAGCAATTGCCGTGAGCATGCTCATGCAAACTTGCTTCGTGCGTGATTCGCATAGCCCACATGAGAGTCCGATCAAGGCGGCAGCCAAGACACTGGCCGCAAGCAACTTCCATCGTCCCGACGGTGTGCCCGGTTCTTTTGAAAACCAGGGCACCGTTAGCGTCCTTGTATCCTTTTAGCGGCGAGTAGCATGCCATTTATAAGCGGGTGCCACCGCGCATGCCGCCGAGGCGGAGATTTTTCGGATGTACTCCAGAGGAGTTGCGGAAGTTTTTGCGGGATTTTTTGCGGGAGATTTTATGTCGTCGGCGTGCCATTAGTTGGTTCCTCGTATGCGAAGGCGCAGAGTTCGGCCATTTGTCGTGATTGTTGCGAGAGCTGTTGAGGCGTTGTGTTTAGTTGAACGAAGGAGCTGTCCCCATCCACCCCGCAATTAAGCGAGGTGATGGAGCAGCCCATCAACGCCAGAAAGGGTACTAGGCCGATGATTTTTTTCACTTGTCGTTTTTACTCCCTTTTTGTTTGAGTAGCTAGGCGGAAAGTTCCACCTAGCCAGTACAGTATCAAGTAATGGGCTGTACTGGCGGCAGTTGCGGCTTTTTGACCCCCTCAGTGACCGCAGGAGCTGCGTTCGGGTCTGGGTCGGGGGTAGGGGCAGGGGTTTGTTCCTGCTCGAGGACTTTGGCGTCGTCGGCAGGGATGTTGCCCTTGATTGGGATGTTTTGTCGCCCTGGTGCGGCGAGCGCGGGGAGAAGTTCTCCCAGGCGCTCTTTGTTCGCCGGGTCGTTTACATATTGGAAGAAGTCCCCGGGGCGGTTTGAGAATTCCGAGCGAAGCTCGGGCGGTAGGGCGTCGAAGATTTCGCGCCCTTGTGCGAGTTTCAGTTGTGCTTCGGAGAAGTCGAAGTTTGAGAAGTCGCCGAAGCGCGGCTCGAAGCGTGAGAGGTGCGAGATTGTGCCGGTTTTTTGGGCGCGTTTTAGAATTTTGTTGATGTCCGTTTCGTCTGCGAAAGATTGTTTTGTTCGGCCATCGTTGAAGACAGGGTTTTTGGTTCCGAGTTGAGACATGGTTGTATCCTTTCGTTAGGGTCGATACCGGCTAGCGCCGGTCGCGGTTTATGTTTTGGCGTCGTTGCCACTCTCTAAAGGAGAGGTTAGATTTTGAGTCGCGCCATTGTTGCATGTTCGTTTTGCTTTCTGTCTTGTTGGGGTCGAAGTTTCTCCCTGGTGCTATCTGATCGTTGACGAATTTTGCGATGTCCTCGCGTATTTGCTGCATTGTAGATTTTGTTTGTTGGGCTGAGTTCGACGCTGATTCCATTGCATTAGTCAGCGCAGAACTCGCCTGGTTAATTGTTTGTTTTATTAGAGCAGCGATTTCGTCGGGTGATTTGTTTCCGATCAGTGAGCGGACGGTGCGCGCGATGTCGGCACCGATAGAGGCGATTTCCTCGCCGTGTTTGAGGATGAGATTCCGAGTTTCGGTTCCTTCGCGTTGAACGCGAATAGATTCCGCTTCCTCGGTGAGTTTTGTAGATTGTGCGGCTTGTAGGCCGATAGTTGATTTTGTTGCGGCCACCTGGGCGGCGGTTCCCGCGCCTTTGGACATAGAGTCCGCGAATGCGGTGCCCACTGATTGTTGCGGTGATGTTGCGCGCCCTGAAGGTGATGATGCTTCGTAGCGGCCGGCGAGTATTGGATTGATGCCAGCTTTGCGCATGTCGTCCATGCGGCGTCGAACTGCAGTAGATGACATTCGTTCTTGGAATTGTCGGTCGAGTGCGGCTTCCTCGCGATTGCGTCGGTTTGCTCGGGATTGACCTGCAGCGGAGAAGATGCCGGAAACGGCACCCGCTGCGATTGCGCCGCCGATGGCGGCCATTAGCCGAGTTCCCTGGTTCGTTCGACCATTTGCATAGCAAGGTCTGCCAGTTCGTCAAGCGTGGGTTTGGGTGTGTCGGGTTTGTTAAACCCGGGATGGATCGTCATTGCGGCCAAGCCCGCGAAGTAGATGGCAAAGAGAGTTTTATTGTCCACTAGAGACGATCCAGATTGCCCGGTATGCCGTAAGTCGGCATTGGGCGTGCGGCTTTTATGTCGAAGAAAAAGTCCGCGATGAAGTGTGGTTCTGAAGGTATTGCAATTGCTCGGTCGAGAGGTACGCCGAGGTTTGCTGTTATGAATGTGTTGCCTAGCGTTGGCAGCGTTGCGAAGTCCTCAGAGAGGTGCCACGCGGCGAGAGTTCCAGTTGCGTCGGGGCGCATGAGAGAGGTGAGTCTGTTCGGCATGAAGCGGTATTCTGCGTAACGCTCCTGGTAGCCGAAGATTAGGGCGTCGTTTGCTGATCCGTCTGACCAGATTTCCTGGTTCGTTATGCTTTGTTCGCCAATTTGGCTGAGGACGGGATAGAAGAAGTCGTAGCGCGTGGATTTTATCCACATGCGATCGACGCCCTGTGAATAGGTAAGGTCGGCGCGGACGTTGCATAGTCCGATTAAGACGCCGTGTTCTACGAATGATTTTGAGAATGAGTGTGTGCCGGATACGGTTCCGAATCCGGAGAGGTTTCCTGCTTTGTCGTTTGCTGCAGGAGTTGGTTGTCCAGATGTTTGTGCGACTGGCGTGATGTTGAGTTGTTGGGACCCGCCGCCGAGAAATTCGGCGCGTTGCAGTCGGTGGTCGGGTGACGTTACGCCCCAATGAGCTTTGAGTGCCTCGACGTAGCGAGTGCCAGAGCGAGCGTCCCGCTCGAGTAGTCGTTGAGTTTGGAAGGCGAGCCTGATGTCGTTGATTGTTGATGCGACCGCGTTCGCTAAGTCCGCATAGACGCCAGGGTAGTCGGCAGTTGCCCCCGCTCGAGGATCTTCCTCGATGTTTATGTCTGTGCTGACGGCAGTATTCCAGCCGTCTGCGAAGGTGGTCACGGCGCTTGCGCCCGTTTCCCT